GGAGCGGCGCCGTACACGGAAGCTTCGGCGCCGGTATCGGCGTTCACCCATTTTCGGTTTTCTCTGATGCGAATGGTGTTCATGCTGATTTCTCCTTTAGCTGATGTCGATCGCACCGAAAGTAGCGAAGTGGGAAGCGATGGTCTCGGCCGCGCCAACCACCGTGTCGAGCGAGTATCCCAAGTCGAAGAAGGTGATCGGGCCGCTCACTGCGAGTTCGCGCTCGGCGTCTACCTTGAGACGGGCGGCGTAGTTCTCCATGTCGAGCGGGTTCGAGCAGTTGTCTTTCATGTCCGCCGCGAGGTTCATGATCTCGTCGACGCTTCGTCCGGGGAAATACTTCATTCTGTTTCCGTCCTTTCTCTCAACCAACAAAGACAGTGTACCAAACTAGATAACACTTGTCAACGATTATTGCACCGAAAATGTGACGTAGTTATCGAACCTCGTCACTGGCGTAGAAGCTATACGGTCCGATGTAGCCCTCGCCCTTCGGCATTGCGACCATTGCCACGAACGTGCCCGTCTTCTCGTCGCGGGACACCACGCGGGCCGGGAGCGGCTCTCGCTCTTCGCCCCAAATCACCTTCGTCTCTTCCATGTTTGCTCCGTTGCTTTCTGGGAGGATCCCTCCCCCGGGAAGAGCGGCTTTCCCGGGTTCGTCACGGTCTCTCACCGCTGTTCAAGGCTCACGGTCCGTACTCCATCCGAGATGCCGTTTTTCGGCCTTCCTTCCCGGTCCCATCTCTCGACTTGCAGTCATAGGATGGAGCAACCCCTTTACCTTAAAGCCCAACTCCGGTCTGACGGGGTAGTCACCCCCGGAGCTTCCCTCCCGTACTGTAGCCGCTCCGGCTTCGCACGAGAGAGGGCTTGTTCGTGGTGGCGGCATTCTGTAACCTCCGTTCCTCAACCACAAGCCCATCATACCACGACCATAACACTTGTCAACAACCCAATGTAAGAGAAATGTAAAATGCCTGAGAAAGTTCGAGTATTCATCGGGAGCGGTCCGAGATTCGAAGAGCCCGCGCAAATTCTTATCAACTCGATCTACGAGAACACCAACTACCCTGATCGTGTAGACGTTTCTGTCATGGAAGCGTGGACGTCTGAAGATTGGTCCGACTGGGAAGGTCAACCCGCCGAAGAAAACTTCGGGCTTGTCAAAGGCAACTGGGTAACACCGTTCTCGTTGTTCCGCTATGCAATCCCGAGCCTGTGCATGTACGACGGGTATGCGATCTACCTCGACTGCGACATGATCGTCCTGGGCGACATCACGGACCTGTATGCTCACCGGAAACCCGGGAAGTGGTGCACGGCCCCGAACAGAGACGGCGATTGCGTCACTGTCATGGATTGCAGCGCCTTGATGTTCGGTTTCGAAGGTCTCAAGCGAGGCAGGTACGGCGACAAGCGTCGCCTTCGGGCCGAGGTTCAGCCGATCACCGACCGCAGCCTCCCGCCGGAGTGGAACTCGTGCGATAGCTACATCCCTGGCAAGAGCAAGCTCGTGCATTACACGGGCATCAATACGCAGCCGTGGCAGCCCTACCCGGAAGTGATAGACTACCGGGAACACCCGGACCGCGAGGCGGTTCGCCTGTACTGGACGTGGCATGGCCGACTTTCTCGGGATTGATCTTTCGACTCTGGACCCCGCGCAAACGCGCGCCGCGGTCGCGGAGACGCTCGTCGAGGGAACTGCCCCGTCCCGGTGGTGGCGCCGACAGAGCCAGTCTTTCCGTCGTGGCGTGATGGACAAGGTCCGGGAGGGGATGCAGCGAGGCTTCACAAATTCGCAGATAGCGCGAGATTTGCGAGACACGGTATACCCACGAGCCCGGAATCAGGCCAACGCTCTCGCCGCTACGTCGATCGACGCCGTCTCGAACAAGGCCCGAGTCAATACGTTTCGCAAGAACGACGACGTAATTAAAGGCTACCAGCAAGTTTCGACGCTTGATTCGAGGACCTCCGACGTTTGCATCTCTTACTCAGGCATGGCGTGGACACTCGACGGCGAGCCTATCGACGGCGCTCTTCCTTTCAACGGTGGTCCGCCGCGGCACTTCAACTGCCGTTCGACGCTCGTCCCGGTGCTGAAGAGCTTCGAGGAACTCGGGTTCGACGAGCCGGACTTTCCTCCCATGACCCGGGCATCCATCGATGGGCAGGTTCCTGGCGACATTACCTTCGATAAATTCCTCCGTGGCAAGTCGAAAGCCTTCCAAGACGAGACCCTCGGCCCGGCACGCGCTCAGCTATGGCGCGACGACCGGATCACCTTACGAGAGCTTGTCGACATGCGGGGCAACCCGCTAACCGTCAACGAGCTAATGGAGAAGGCTGCGAAGAAGACGGCCAAACCGCGCCCGATGGCAGACCCGGCCGAAGCCGAGTTCACTACCCCGAGCGCGTGGTTCAAGAAGTTCAACGATCCGGACGTGACGCCCGACGAAATCATCTTCCGTGCCACGCCGGAGCAGCGCCGACAGATCAATCTTTTCGAGAAGAAGATCGAGGCCGGCGTCGCAACCGACAAGCTACACCGGCGCCCAGATGGATCCTGGGATCCCGAACGCGTAAAGCTTGTGCACGACAGGATCATCAATGACATCTTCTCGTTCGACAATCTTCAGAAAGCAACCCCGCCGCCCGGATCACGCCCAGTCGTCACGTTCCTGGGTGGTCGTGGTGGATCTGGCAAGTCGTTCCTGACCCAAGGCCGGAACGCTCCGGCGAACGTCGAGCGCTCGATCGTGCTCAACTCGGACGACATCAAAGAGATGTTGCCGGAGTACAAAGGATGGAACGCGGCGCACGTCCACGAAGAGTCCTCGTACCTTTTCAAGCAGGTATTGAAGATCGCCCAAGACCGGCGGGTGAACGTCGTGCTCGATGTCACCCTAGCGAACCCGGCCAAGGCTTCCCGGCAACTCGACGAGTTCCTCGAAGCCGGGTTCGATGCGGAAGGCTTCTACATGCACCTTCCGCGGCAAGAAGCAGCATTTCGGGCAATCGGCCGGGCGACGAAGGCTGACAACCCTCGTTACGTCCCGCTCGATATCATCCTCGGCAGCGACAAGAACGAAGAGGCGTTCGAGGCCCTGATCGGACGCTTCCGTCGCTGGGGCATGTGGGACAACCAAGTCCCCCGCGGATCTGACCCGCGCTTCCTGGGTGGCAACAATCTCGACGACGCTCTCCCGGGGCACGGCCCGCGTTCGCTGCCGGGTGAGCGCAAGTACACGACGACCGAAGATTGGCGTCGCGCTTTCGATGATCCGGACATCACTGCCGAGCAAGTCATGGCCCGTGCCAGCGACGAGGCTCGCGAGGCCGTGGCCCGATTCGAGCGCCAACTTGCCGAGGGCGTGAGCACGGAGGATCTACACAAGGTCGGCGGAGAGTGGAAACCCGCGCGCGTGCGCGAGGTACACGACGATATCTACCGGACCTATTTCTCCGCGGACAACGTCCGCAAAGCTACCCCGCGCCGCGGAGAACAGCCCGTGGTGACCGTGCTCGGCGGTCGTGGCGGCTCTGGCAAGTCGTTCCTGACGGAAGGCAAGAACGCCCCGGCCGATACCTCCCGGGCCATCGTGCTCAACTCGGACGACGTCAAAGAGATGATCCCCGAGTACAAAGGGTGGAACGCGGGGCTCGTGCACGAAGAATCGAGCGAGCTATACAAGACAATCACCAAGAGCGCGATGGATCGCAAGCTGAATGTGGTCCTCGACATCACACTTGGCAACCCCGAGAAAGTCGCGCGACAAATTGATGAATTCATCGCTGCGGGCTACCGAGTGGAGGGGTACTATATGCACCTTCCCCGGCAAGAGGCGGCTCTAAGGGCCATCGGACGAGCCACTAAGCCGGTGAACCCTCGTTACGTCCCCCTCGACATCATTCTGTCGTCGACCCGTAACGAAGCTGGCTTCGATGCATTGAAGCCGAAGTTCGAACGGTGGGGAGTGTGGGACAACCAAGTCGACCGCGGAGAAGAACCTCGTTTCTTGGCCGGCGAAGGGCTTGACAGAGATTGACAATTGTTATAGGCTGCGGATATGGCACGTAAAGGCGTACAAAAAGACATTGGAGACGGAGTCTTCCGGGACAAGAACGGAGACGTGATCCCGAGGGAGAACTTCTCGGAGGATCCCGATTTCGATGTTCAGATTTCCTCGGAAGAGGCTTACGCCGCTTCGGTGAGGGCCGGAGTTCCCCGCGATTTTGCACTCGAAGAGACGCTCGACATGGGCAAGCTGCAAGAGCTTTTGCCCGACACGTTCGACGCTTGACAAAGCGTACAACCCGCCTACAATAGACTTTCTATAGTGGTACTGCGCGCGAGACGCGCGCGCAGAAAGGCCAAAACCTAACCGAGAAGGTGCAAACTGATGCCAGATATCAAACCGTTCGTTGAGGACATCGAGCAAGTCGACGAGTCTTTCCGCGATGCGTACGTCGAGAACGACGACGGCGGCTACCGCCTGAAAGCTCTCGAAGGCTTCGTCCCCGAGGACAAGGTCACGGAACACGAGTCCGTGCTGAACCTCAAGAAGACGATGCAGAAAGAGCGCGAGCGCGCCAACGAGCTTGAGAAGCAGATCAAGGGCCTTGAGGGCGCCACTGTGACCGACGAGGAAAAAGAAGAACTCAAGCAACTTCGCGAGGCGCGGCAGAAAGCCGAAGAGGACCGTAAGCGCCGCGAGGGCGAGTTCGACAAGTGGCGTGAAGAGATCTCCGGCAAGCACAAGAAGGAGATCCAAGACATCGTCGCCGAGCGCGACCAACTGCGCTCGGCGATCTGCAACGACTCGGTGAAATCCCAGATCGCCGAGGCTTGCAACGAGTTCCAGGGTCGTGCTAAGATCCTGGAACCGTTGATCCGGCAGAACATCCAAACTGAATTCGTGGATGGCCGGGTTGAAGTCACCGTCGTTGACTCCGACGGCACGAAGAAACTCGATGACGATGGGAGACCCCTCTCAATTCGAGCTTTCGTCGAGCAGATGTCGGCCGACAAAGAGTACGCGGATCTTTTCGCGTCTCAGCAACGCAACGGTGGCGGATCTTCTTCCGACAGCGGTCGTGATGACAGCGAGTCGGGTTCTGGCGGCGAGAAGCCCGACACGAAAGGACTCAAGCGGTCCGAAATGTCCAAGAAGGACAAGGTCGCGTTCATTCGCGAGCACGGCGAAGACGAGTACATGAAGCTGCCGCTGTAGCTTCTCTCGACCCGCCCCACCGCTGGTTAGAGCCCTTTCGTTGAACTTGAAAGTTTTCACGTAGTCAACACGAGGGCTCTAACCAATGGCCACAGGTACTCGCGAAGCATGGGCCGGCTCTGGCCGACTCCCGCAGGGCATCATCTATCCGGAACTCGTTCATTCCGGGATGGTGGAAACGCTCCAACAGAACACCGCCGCCTTCAACGAGGCATCGCTGAACACCATTCGGCAGGTGACCCAGATGCTCATGGGCGACTTCTCTCAGGAGTCGTTCTTCAAGACCATCTCGGGTCTGGTTCGGCGTCGGCAGGTAGACACTTCCCCGAGCAACCCGTCGGTGACCTCGAAAGAGATGTCCGTCGACGAGTTCATCTCGGTGAAGCTGAACCGCGGCATCGGTCCCGTCGACCAAACGCTCGACAGCTTCCGCAAGATCGGCCAATCGCCGGACTTCGAGGTCATCTCGTTCACCCTCGGTGAGCAGATCGCGAAGGCCGTGCAAGTCGACTGGCTGGACTCTGCGCTACTGGCCGTCGTGGCTGCCATCACGAACCAGAGCGACAACAGCGTCGACGTAGGCGCCGCCGCCTCCCCGCAGCGCACGATCACCACGAACGACCTCGTGGACGCCCTCGCCAAGTTCGGCGACAAGGCTTCCGAGGTTCGCATGTGGATCATGCACTCGAAGGCGTACTACGATCTGGTGAAATCCCAGATCTCCGCCAACATCGACAGCGTCTCCGGCTTCAACGTGGCCAGCGCGACCCCGGTAACCCTGAACCGTCCGGTTCTGGTGACCGACTCGTCCGCTCTGGTGCAGCAAGCCGCTTCCCCGCTGACCAACGAGTACATCACTCTCGGTCTGACGGAGAACGCAGTCGTGGTGACGGAGAGCGAAGACACGCTCATGCACGCCGACGTGGTCACGGGTTCCGAGAACATCGTGGTCCGGATGCAGGGCGAATACGCCTTCAACCTCGCCTGCAAAGGTGGGACGTCTCGAACGGTGGTGTCAACCCCGACGACACGGCTCTCGGTACCGGTTCCAACTGGGACAAAGCGGCTACCGACAAGAAGGATCTCGGCGGGGTGGCTCTCACCACGCTGTAAGCCTTCGCGGCTTGACAAGCCTCAAGAAGCCCGGCATTCTTGCCGGGCTTCTTGTTTCTGTCCCACAAAGGAAGAAAGTGAAATGCCGACAATCAACCGTGCAGAGCCTTCGAAGCCGAAGGTAGCCATCTACCATTCCAAGCACAACGAGGAAGTGAAGAACTTCGCCGGCCGGTTGCGCAACGACAACAAGGTCGACACCGTCCTCGTCTGGTCACACATGTTTCGCAGCGATGAAGACCGGCTCTCGGTCTCCGCGATCGTGATCGAGGTCGACGCTCCCGGCGCCGATCTGATCGAGCGAACCTACAAGGCTTTTGATCCCGACATCGAAATCCATAAAATGACAGCCGACGGTGAGTGGTACGACGGTGAAGATAAAGCGCACCCCGAAGAAGGACAGCCCGCTATTCAAACGGCCCCCACCGCCTCCGGCGCCGCCCCCGCTGACGATGGCAGTGTCGCAGATCCGGTCGACGGATCTGGCGGCGAAGCAGGTGATGAAGAAGGTAAGCAACCTTCCGACGATGCTGCGGATGGCAACGAAGCGGAGCGCAACGAGTAAGCGAGACGATCACGCTATCCTGTGCCTCCAATGGATCGGGATAGAAGACACCGTTCTCGACCTCGTGACGTGCGTCAGAGAGGGCGCATACACCGGTCCAGTGATCACCCTCGACGACTTCTCGCGACAGCGCAGTCGGATCCCTGGCTTCACGAAGCCGACGAATCGAGCGATCCCGGAGCCCGACTCCGAGCTTGCCATCTACGACGGCTTCAAGACGATGCCCGACAAGGTCTCGATGTGCTTCGTAGGCCACGAGACCCCCGCGGCAGTGTCGACCGAGGCGATCAAGCTGTTGTCCCGGGGCGCGTACGTCGTGTACCCCGAGGGCAAGGTCCGGAGCCGACGCGAGGCGATGCCGAGGTTCTTCTCGGGCGCTTTCATCGCGGCGCAGATCGTGTGATACTATCGACGGATGCACTCCGGTAGCGCGCCATGACGATCGTTGTTGAAGATGGGTCGGGTTCTTCGAGCCCGACCCCCAACTCATACGTGACAATCGCCGAGTTCCGGGATTTCTGGACCGACCGGAACGACTCGCTCGATTTCAACGTATCCTCCCCCTATCCAAGCCCCGGGGACGGCGTCGAGGACGTCATCGTCGAGGCCGCGCTCCGTCGTGCCTGGGACTACATGCTCCAGAGGTACCGACTCCGGTGGGTTGGATCCCGGGCGAAGGCGTTCCAGGCCGGCGACTGGCCGCGCCGTGGCGTCCCTGTGCCGGATTTCTTCGACCCCTTCTACCGGAACGTCAACGTCCCGTTCAACTTCCGCACGACGCTGTACGTCCCCGAGAACGAGGTTCCGCAGGAAGTCAAAGACGCGCAGATGTTCCTGGCGCGCGCGGCGATCAGCGACGCGACTACCGTAACCGCGCTTCAGACGAGCCTCGGGCGCCGCACCAAGCGCGAGAAGCTCGACGTGCTCGAAGTCGAGTATGCCGACGCATCCGAGGGCGGCGCGCGCGAGACGACCTACTACTGGGATTCTGAGCAGCGGTTGAAGCCCTTCCTCAAGTTCGGCCAAGTCGGCACGGTCCTACGCTCGTGACAGCCCTCGACACCACATTCCGCAACCTCGCCAAGAACCTGATCGCGGACTATGGCCCGAGCGCTATTCTCCGCCGGAAAGATGCGACGTACGACGTCACGTCCGGCAAGGCGGCTCAGTCCGGGACCGACTACGACGTGAAGATCTCGCCTCCCTCCCCGGTCACCGAGAACATGGTCAACGGCACCGTCGAGAACGGCGACCTCGTGACCTACGTAGCCGCGCAAGGTCTGGCCATCCGGCCCTCGATTAACACCGACTATCTGGTGTGGGATTCTGACGAGTGGAAGCTCGTCGAAGTAAAGCCGCTCGTCTCCGGCGACCAATTCGCTGCCTACCGCGTGGTTTTCAGGAAATGACCTTCCGCAACCTCGGCGCATTCAACCGGTTCATCGTCCGGCAGAAACGGGATATGCTGCCGGAAGAGTTCACCCGGTTCCATAAGCGCATCGCCCTCGAAGTCTTTCGCCGGGTGATATTCCGTTCCCCGGTGGGCAACCCTTCCTTGTGGGCGAACCCGGGATCCGCCCCGCCCGGGTATGTCGGTGGCCGTTTCCGCGGAAACTGGCAGATCTCGCTGAGCCTCAACTCTTCCGAGACCGGAAACACAGATGCCTCTGGCGCCGCTACCGTCGCGCAAGGGTTCGGCAGCTTGGCCGGCGTCCGAGATACCCGCGGGCGGACGATCTGGATCTTCAACAACGTGCCCTACGCTCAACGGCTCGAACAAGGGTGGTCTTCGCAGGCTCCCGGAGGCATCGTCTCTGTTACACTGGCCGAGGTAGAGGCGGGCATCGTATGAGCAACGAGAAACAAGAACTTGGCCGGAAGATTCGGGAGAGGTTCAACACGCAATGGGCGACATTCTCGCCCACGTACGATCTTTATTTTTCCGGTATTGCCGTGCCGCAAAGCGTGATCAACGGGGACAACCCATGGGTCCGGCTTACGATCAACTGGGGCGACACGGTCCAAGTTGGAATCCAATCTGCCGGGCGGCGCAAGAGAACGATCGGCGTAGCGCAGGTTCAGATCTTCGTCCCGATAAATACCGGGGATGGGCTAGGAATTGAACTCGCTGATCGGGTTGCGGATGTCTGGGAAATGAGTACAATCGAGACTGTGATATTTCGCGCGACTTCGATTCAGAGAGTGGGCGAAGAAGGCGCATGGCTACAGTTCAACGCGAACACCCCTTTCCAGGGTGACACGCTGGTAACCTCGTAGGAGCGTCAACAAAATGGCTACTTGCACGAATCGGACGACCGCAGACTCGTCCGCCGCTCAGCTTTACATGGCGGAGGAAGACTGCTGGGGTGCGGACCCGAACACGATTTCCCCTCGGCCGGTTCTGACAGCCGTCCGTTTCACGGGCGAGAGCCTGGTCCACAACACCGAGTCGGTGACCTCGAACGAGATCCGATCCGATTCGCAGATCACGGACCAAGTCCGGGTCGGCGTCGGCGCCTCCGGTGACGTCAACTTCGAGCTTTCCTACGGCACCTTCGACCGGTTCTTCGAGGGCGCCCTCCGGAACAACTGGACCGACGAGATCGACCTCAACGTCGGCTCTCCGGTCGACGCCGATGTGACGATCAGCGTCTCCCCGAGCACGCTCAGCTTCGCCGGCTCTCCGAATCCGCTTGTCGACGTCCAAGTCGGCCAGTTCCTACAGGTGACCAACTCGCAGTCGAGCCCGTCGAACAACGGCTACTACGAGGTCACCGAGAATAGTGCCGGGACGCTCACGGTAACCCCGGCGTTCTCTTCCGACGAGACGAACTCGCTCGTCCGAGTGCACGGCTCTCACCTTCGCAACGGCACGACCAAGAAGTCGTACCTGATCGAGAAGCGGTTCACCGATCTCTCGCCGATCGAGTACCTCTACTTCACTGGTATGCGCGTCGGTGGCGTCTCTGCAACCATCGAGCCGGGTTCCATTCTGACCGGGACGCTGTCCTTCCTCGGCAAGCGAGGCTTCGCTCAGAACGTCTCCGCGGGCCTCTCCGACACGGAAGCCCCGACCGGTGACGTCGCGAACGCGGTCGACAACATCTCGAACATTCTTCTCGACGGGACGGCCCTCGACGCCGACCTCACGTCGATGTCGTTCGAGATCAACAACAACACCCGCGACAAGCCCGCGATCGCTAACCTCGGCAACATCGACATCGGCCTCGGCCGGTTCAACGTGAACGGTTCGATCGTGATGTACTTCTCGTCCCGGACGCTGTACGACAAGTACCTCGCTTTCACCGCGCACTCGTGGTCCTTCGTGGTGAGTGTCGGCAACGACGCCTACGTGTTCCACTTCCCGTCGATCAAGTTCTCCGAGGGCCAGATTCTTTCCGAGGGCAACGACGGCGACGTGCTGGCCGACATGAGCTTCCAGGCCCGCCGCGACCCGACCCTCGGCTACACGATGGGGATCGATCGATTCTCCACCGCGTCCGAAGGCTCCGAACTCAGCTAAGCGAGGATGATCTGAGATGGCAACGCCGACCTATCCGAACCCGGAACAGACCAACAACACTGACAGTTTCGCGCTGTCCTTGGTCGACGCATCCCCGCTGTCGAGCCGTACGATCGTCGTTTCCTCTGGTCTCGGCGACGGCTACGTCGATCAACTCGACATCAACAACCCGGCAGACAAGGCCGCGCTCAACTTCTACATGAAGAAGTACCGCGTCACCTTCGGCGGGGTGGTCGTCCAGACTGTCGACGAGCTTCAAAAGCAGATCGACGCAACCTGATCCATGTCCGGCGGGTGCCGGTGGGCACCGGGCAGACTCGTCGCCAAGCGCGCGAGGCTCCCCGGCGCCCGTCGGGCTCGCACCTTTAACTGCCCGAAAGAAACGAGGTAAGAAATGCAACTGAAGTCCCGTTACGACTACGACCGGAAACTCGCCGAGGAAGGCAAGAAGATCGATCTCGGCGAAGGCTCCTACATCATCCTGGCGAAGTTCGGCAACAAACGCTTCATGGAACTTTTCCGGAAGCTGACGATGCAGTATGCCGGTGGCAAGCGTGTCGATCTGATCGACGACAAGACGAAGGAAGACATCTACCTTCAATGTATGTGCGAGACGGTCGTCCTCGACTGGAACAAGATCTTCGACGGTGACACAGAGGTCGCCTATTCCCCGGAGAACGTCAAGGAAGTATTCGAGAAGTACCCGGAGTTCCACAACGACGTCCTCGAAATGGCGAAGGACATCGCCACCTTCCAGCAAGCCCAGAACGAGGAAGATCTGGGAAACTCGCAAGCGTCCTCCGAAACCAACTCCGAGTAAATCCCCAGACTCGGAAGCTTCTCGAAGCTAGGAAGCGGCGGGGCAAGAGCACGCCGCTTCTTGACGAGGGCGACAAAATCCCGGATCATTTGGGGAATGTCTGGCACGCTTTTGCTGTCCTGAGCACTGCCCGCACGTCGAACGGGTTTGGCCCGAACCCAATTCCCGTATCTGAGATTCTCGTCACCGCCGACTTCTTCGAGATTGACCCGGCAGACGCTTTGTACCTGATCCAAGGTCTCGATAGCGTATTCCTCGAAGAAGCTTCCAAGAAGGCGGAAGCCGCGAGAGCCAAGACTAGGCGGTAGTCTTATGGCGTTCAACCTTCAAGTAGGCATCGACAGCGGCGGAGCAGTCCGCGGCGCGCGTACGTTCAACCGTTCCGTCGACAGCATGGGGCGAAACGCCGATCGCCAACAAAGATCCTTGAAGCGGATCGAAACCCGGATGGGCGGAATCGGAACCGCCGCCAGAAATGTACAGCGGACAATCGTCGGTCTGTTCACCGGTCTAGCCATTCGGCAGGTGTCACAGTACGCCGACGCATACACAAAGCTGAATAACCGTATTGGTCTTGTAACAGAGACCGGAACTGAGGCCGCGGTCATTCAAAGAGAGCTTTTCGATCTCGCAGACCGGACCCGAGCACCCATTGAAGAAATCGCCACGCTCTACGGGCGGGCGGCACTGTCCGCACAAGAACTCGGCGCCTCGCAAGGCGAGCTTCTTCGGTTTACCGAGGGTGTTGCTCAAGCTCTCGCGGTAAATGGTTCCAGCGCCCAAGAAGCCCGCGGCGCACTACTTCAGTTGTCGCAAGCCCTCGGTTCCGGCGTTGTCCGGGCGGAGGAATTCAACTCGATTCTTGAAGGCGCACGCCCGGTACTGACCGCGGTTGCCGACGGTCTCGGCGTGACGGTCGCTCAACTGCGGGGCCTTGTTCTCGAAGGTGAGATCACATCTCGTGAATTTTTCGACGCGGTCCAATCTCAGCTAGGAAACCTCGAAAGCCAGTTCGAGACTACAAACGCGACAATCGGCCAAGCCGGAACGATCCTCAACAACGCCTTCATCGAGGCGACAGGTACGCTTGCTTCTTTCTCTGGGGCAAGCAACGGAATCGTAGAAATATTCCGGAGGCTTGCCGATTTCGTGAGAGGCCCGCTCGTGGATGGGTTTATCGCGTTCTCCGTGAACCTCGGCGAGATCATCACCGATTTCGACAACCTCTTTACGGCAATCAAGGAAGTAGGCTCGGTCTTTTTCGACTTCGTAAGCGATTCCATAGACGATAGCGAAGACTACATCAACTCCGTAGGAGAGAACCTTCTCTCGCCTTGGCAAACTCTTAGAACCGTTATCGAAGTAGCAACGGTCGAGGCGATCTCCGGGTTTGACCGTCTCGCGACAGCTTTCAAGGCTCTTCAAGCGAACTTCGCTGACGATCGAGAGCGCGCGGCGCGTCTCTTTGGCGAGCTAGAAGACAAAGAAGCCGCCCGGCTGAAGACGATCAACGACATTCTCGCAGACCGCGAACAACGTGAGCGACGCATCGCGGACGCTCAGCGTAGCGCTCGGGCGACGTTCAGCGCAGAGCAACGCGCCGAAGCCCTGGCAGGTTTCGCCTCGGCAGCTAGGGCAGGATCATCGGGCGGCGGCGCCGACACTGGCGACACGGAGGCTGCCGCCAAGATCCAAAAGCAAGTCGACGCGTTCAACGAGGCGAACAACGCCGCGATCAAGTTCCAGAATACGATTGCCGAGATCGAGCGTCTTCGTGCTGCCGGAGCGAACCAAACGGCGGTCGACAACGCCCTTCTCGAAGCCACTACGAACTTTGCCGCGGCCCAAAAGGAACAGCGGGACGCGCTGCAAGACGAGGTTCAATCGTTCAACGAGGCGAACAACGCTGCCCTCGGCTACAAGGCCGCGCTCGAAGAGATCGCCCGGCTCGAAGAGGCCGGGGCCGACGCGACGGCCGTGCAGAACGCCCGGGAAGCTGCCCGCCAACAGTTCGAGCAGACCGGAGAACAGGTTCAATTCTTGCAAGAACTCGGGAAGGCAGCGGCGCAAGACATCCAAGGCGCGTTCACGGATCTGTTCCTCTCCGCTGGCCAAGGTCTCGACGACTTCGCCGACAAGTTTGGTCAGACGCTACAGCGCCTCGCCGCAAACTTCCTGGCCAACCAAGCGATAAAGTTCATTTTGAATCAAGCCGGGAACCTGGGCGGTCCGGTGGGTGGATTTTTCTCCACACTTGCGGGAGAATTCGACTCCGGCGGTCGGATCCCTCGTGGGCAATTCGGCATCGTCGGTGAGAAAGGACCGGAGATTGTGAACGGCCCGGCAAACGTAACATCACGCGCGGACACCGCTGCGATGATGTCCCCGGAGGTCTCCCTCAACATCGTGAACGTCAGCGATCCCCGAGCCGCGGTAGAGGCGACGACGAACACGAATGCGGGCGACAAGGGTGTCGTTAACCAGATCGAGCGCAACGCCTCGGACATCAAACGTGTATTGGGACTCTCGTAATGGCATACCTAGTAGGCAAGGCATTCGACTACAACGACTTCGTGAAGCAAGTTCGCGGTTTCTGTCAAGGTCATCCGCAGGTATGGAAGCCGAACGATCGCCAAGCGCAATCCGGTATCGCGGTATCAGGCACCGGGGAAGGAGAGCTTTTCGTATCGACCGAGTCGTTCACTCCGTCAGGCCCGAACGGATCTCCCTCCGGGTCGCCCGGTCCCGGTATTTTGTATCGCCTGACATGCACAGTAGCAGGCTCCGAGGCGTCCAGCCCGAAGGCGCAGTTCGATGTGGAACAAGTCGACGGCGCCTCCCCGGGTTTCCTGGGAACGCTCACGGCCGGCGAGCGTTGGGCGCCGGACGGCGACGACGAACAGTATCTCGGGTCACCTCTGGGATCGCCGGGCTTGGTTGTTAGCCCGCAACACGGTCTTCGCTTGATCTTGACGACCTCTGTCGCCTGGGCCGTGAGCGATACGATCGAGTTCCGTCTCGTGGACCACTTCATCGGCCCGAGCACCGATCACAACTGGGAAGAGCAGAGGTTCACCCAAACCGGCGAGGATGCGTCCGGCGACAACTTCAACACGGAATGGATTGCTCGTGCTCCCACGATCGCAAGTGCCGGAGCCTCTCCACGCGCAGAGGTCTATTACGGGATGCGGACGAGCTACGACGTGGCTCAGAACTATTTCAACGTCGCAGTTATGGGCGCCGACGGGTTCGAGTCGTCTTCGAACTTTCAAGGGCAGCCGAACGGAAGTGGGCGACGCTACATGTTCCTCGACGACAGCCCGTTCCCTTTCTGGATCATGTGCGACGCCGACGGGCTGTGGGCGTGCGCGCGCCCGAGCGCCGTCTACGAGCATTGCACGATGCAGTTGATCGACGTATTCGCCACCGGCAACCAACACCCGAAACCGATGTACATCGGCGCCATGTCCGAGATTGGTACCCTGAATTTCACGAACTCGGATAACGACCGGCACGCCGCTTGTTTCGATCCCGGCGACGAAAGCACCGGACTTTTTCGGTGGGTAGACGGGTCGTGGTACGAGATTCAAAACCGCTCGTCGAACTACAACAAAGCGGACCTAGAGAATGCTCCGGGAACGCAAAGTCCTACCCAAGACGGTGTCGCTAGGATTCTGGCTCCGTACCGAGCGTTCTATGGCGCTAACTACGACGACGGGCAGTTCGACGGCGAGTCGAGCGTGCTGATTCAAACGTTAAGCCGTGGCTCTGTTCAGTTTCTTCCGCGATACGACGGAAGCTATGAGCTTTTGCCGATTACCCTGATCATTCGAAACCCGCAAAGAGCAGTTGTTGGTGATCTTAAGTACGTGAAGTACGTTACTGGCCAAGGGATAAACCCGGAAGACACGACGACCGACACAAGCGAGAGCCCTAACAGGGACTACATCGCATTTCAAAACGCCAATCTTTCCGATCGAGACAACTTTGTCGCGATGGAACTCGTGGACGTCTAAGGAGATCACTCTATGGGACTCGTCACAGGCTCCGACGTGATCGACGCGGTCCGCTCCGCCTTGTCTGCGATAGGCTTCACGACTAGCGTAAACATCGGCACTGTTGCCTCGAACGACAAAGAAGTGTGGATGCACCTTCCGGCAGCAAATACGAAGTTGGGCTACGACTTGCTGTACGGAATGTGGTCGCTTCCCTCGTCCCCGCCGGAAGCGACAGGTGACTATCTGAAAACAAGCCTAACGTGGCTGTCTCCCTCGGACGCGCTTCTTACCGGGGTATCTCCGAGAAACGAAAGTAAAAGGATTTTAGGAACCCCGAGCATTATTTACAACGTAGGGCCGCAAATTCCGCCGGGAAACGTAGGCGACACATACCCGGGCGGGTTTACGTTGACAAACAACAACGACGCGAGCCCGGTTACTGTAGACGGGTTCGCGCAAGGTACAAACTACCTGAATCACTGGATATTCACGCCTTCGGGGAACTCTCCGCTCGGCAGCAAAGAGTTCTACTGCTACGTTGTGGTAGAAGTCTCGACCGGGATATATCGCAGTTTCGGGTTCGGTGAGGGAATCAAGCTAGGAGCGAGTGGGTGGGAAGGCGGGCTATTTATTGATGGCTCCAACGCTCAAGATACTAATCAAAGCAGACAACGCTGGTTCTTAGCCGGCGACAGTGATTACAGCACCTTCACGAACGACGGAGAGCACGGCTACATTCTTAACTTCAATAACGAGCAGTACAACGTCGACTCCCCTCGGGCGTGGAATCCGTGGATGTTCATGGGAGCGCCTTGGTCTAACAACTGGATGACCTGCGCAGGCATGGGTCCGAGATCGTTCGGCAATCCTTATTTAACCGAAAGCCCTGGCGCATTCAATGGCCAGTCTATGCGTCTCCCCGCGCGCTTCTACGCTATGGACAACATCGTAAGCAGCACCGACGCCGACATCGGGTCGCCGTCCAGTCGGGACAACAACATGCGCCCGTTGATCGAGTGCCCTGACATCTTTCATACCAACATCAAGGACATGACGCCCGGCGGCACGATCGAGGATGACGTCGAGAAGTTCGTCGTCTTCCCTTACTACTCTAAAGACGCCATCACTAACACGTCTTTGAACTTTGGCTTCTTGATTCGAAGCGACGATCTGTAAGCGTAAACGTGGCCATATTCAACGCAACATGCGCGCCTTACGTCATAAACGAAGGCGTAACAACCACGCGGACACCGGACGCGGAAGCGGCTGTTGCCGGGCAAACGTGGCTGTCTCGACGCATGCGTTTGGCTACAACTATCGCCAACGACAAGAGAGGCTTTAACCGGGTAGTTGCCGCACGCAACCGCACGAACCACAAGGCGGAATGCTTCAAGCAATTCGGAGACCTTTTCTGGTTCGGGCACCTTCACATCATTCCGAAGAGTTTCGATCTCGGCAATGTGCTGTCTACCATCAACCGAGAGTATGAGCTTTTCAATGCCTACCGAACCACGTCGAAGCAAATCAGCGCGACTACGAAGACAAATACCGATGGCATCACGCTCACCAACGACCCAGCAGACTCACCAAATATTATCGAGCCGCTAGAGACGATCGTTATCACGGTCGCAGTGGCACCGACCGGGCCGGTAACCATTTCGGCGAACGTCGCATACCACTTCGTGACCGGTGAGAACTTGAAGGTTACATTCACAGGCACCCGAGTCGTGATCGCCTCTCTTGAACCGCAATCAGAGATCACCGAGACTTGGGAATACTTCACGAACATAATCCCGGCAGCGTCCGGTGACGAGCAGCGGATCGCAGCCCGAGACGTTCCCCGGCAGTCCTTCACCTATCGCTTCGTCAAAGAAGACCAAGATCTTCAGTTCTTCGAAAACCAACTCTGGGGTTGGATGCAAAACACGTGGGGCCTCCCGATATGGACGGACTACACGACGCTCTCGGCAGATGCCTCGGTCGGGGCGACGACGCTCTCCGTTGTTTCCACGGATGAGAGGGACTTCCGCGAGAACGCTCTCGGTGGCGAGCTTGCTTTGATCTGGTCCGGCAAGAACTCCTTCGAGGCCGTAGAGGTAGAGTCGTTCACCGCGAACTCGATCACCGTTCGACAGGGTCTCGTGAATGCTTTCAGTGAAGGCGACCTCGTCATGCCGCTGCGGCTCTCCCGCATCACTGATAGAGTGGGCGGTCGCTACTGGAAGATCAACGCGAAGAGCGGCGAGGTAACATGGCGAGTCGAGGACAACCGTGATTTCAGAGACGAGCCCGGCAGTCCGAATCCGACCGCAGCCGTTGGAACGTACCGCGGTGATCCTGTGTGGGACATCTACGACGATTTCTTGCAGCTATCGGGTGCCACATACGCTGTTGTGGATGACAAAGACATCCGTGTCTTCGGCGACAACCTCGGTAAGATCAGCGCCTCGACGCCGAGGAAGTACCCGAAGAACACGATCACCGGGCTCCAGATGACCTCTTACGACCGCACGGAGTTCTGGCGTCTCCGCAAGTTCTTCGCTGATCTCCGGGGCCGTCAAAAAGCTATCTGGGTTTCGACTGGGCGGGAAGATTTCGTACCGGAAACTTTGGTAGCGGCCGGCGCCTCCGAGATCAACGTCGAGCCAGTGAACTACACGACTCAGGTACGCGGGTCCACCTACGGAGAGAAAACTCGCCAAGACATCGAGATCCGATATATTGACGGCACGGTCGATCGTTTCCGGATCACAAGCTCAGCCGAAACCGCGGGCGTTCGAGAAGTGTTGTCGTTGGACGGGACGACGTCGCAAGAAGTCTCTGTCGACAACGTCGATCGGATAAGTTTTCTGGTGAAACGCCGCCTCGCTTCCGATACGCTCAACTTCCAACATGACAGCTACGAAGGAGAAGTCACGATCCCGTTCGGGCTCGTCGACGTCCTAAACTGATGGGTTTTTCCTCTCCAGAGACAAGTGTCGCCAACGCTCAGCCGATTGAGACGTACGCCTTTCGTACGACCACTACGGCGCATTTCTTCACGAACGCCGAGAACTCTATCTCGGATGGGTCCAACACCTATACCCCGGCACAGATCACCCGGACGCAGCCTGTCCTGGCCAACGACCGGAGATCAACGAATCTTGAGATCACCCTCGCCT